CTCACCTAGATCCTAGTCAACGAAAGGTCCTAGTTCCTATGCTTGGTAACACACTCGTTCTTCCCATTAGTGGTGGTGACATCACTCTTGTGAAGATCAATCAGGATGCGTACTCTTCCGAGTACGCTCTGCGCACCTCAACCATCGTTTGGACCGCGAAGATCCGTCACACGAAAGTGAAAACGGCTTCGGGTCTGATGTATGATCGGCACAACTTTGAAGTTGTGAAGACCACACTCGCGACGGATACGGTGCCCGAGTTCTATCAGAAGTTCTTCTTTGTCGACGAGCGCAAGCCCGGCGACACAGTTGTAACACTGGCAGACGGCGTCGCGGATCTCATGATCCTGACGTCGAATGCCTTTCTGAACAGCTTGGTGCAGTGGGAATCGTAATACGGAAGCCCTCGTTGGGCCTCTGCGTATTTCGATGATCCCATCTTGGTGGTGTGTTGCCGAACAGCATGGGGCACATCTCAAGAATGAATCTTGCGTATGCCTAAATGCCATGTTCAGGAACTGAGCGCTTTTTACGCGAGTCTCATGAGAGATTGCGCGTCAGCGTACCCTACGTTGGAGATGGAATTTGAGAGAGATCTCAACCGTCTCCTAGCCCTCGTGAAGTCGAGGGGAATTCGAGTTTTTCTCGAAGACCTCCCGGCCGTGGGTAAGCACCTTGATAGGTGTTTAGATAACGGCAAGTACGAGCTGTCCGGGCTACCTCTGACAAAGAGGTACTCAGGCAGAGTAGTGATTCCGAAGTTTCTTCGGGGACTCTACTTACTTGTGTTTCACGAGGATGGATGTTTGCGGACTGACTGCGATAGCCAGGCAATCTTTCTCCTGCGCCAGGTTTTACTTGGTGCCAAGAAAGCGTCTGTACCTTGCAGTGATGAAAAGGTTAGCCTAGAAGTGGTTAACTTTTTCGAAGTTGATAATTCGCTGCCAGAACCAGAGAGGTTCTGGAGTTCAGCGGAGTCGGAAACTCAACAGGAGGGTTTACTCCCTTCTGCGGCCGCAGAGGAGGCGGTCTACTGTGGTTACAGTAAATCGTCAATTTATGCAGCCCGAGTTTCTGATCCGGATCCGCGTAAGCGGGCCCGGTTGTCGGCCTGTCTGGGGGCGCTTGATAAAATATCAAGCATCCTTGCCACCACGCTGGGACCTTACGATCCTAGCGATTGGAGGCACAAACACGGCCCAGGTGCTGTTTCAGAAGTCACTGGCCCGTCCAATAAGTTCTATTGGACTGGCTGGAGCGACACGCTGGAACTCGAGTACCCAATCGCAGACTGTGGATTCCATAGTCTTACGGCTTGGGCAGACAGATGTCGCCATGATCAAGGGTTTAGCTCTCACGAGCCTTACTCTAGAATGGTGGCTGTTCCGAAGTCCTTCTCGAAACCGCGGCTTATCGCCGCGGAGCCGAGTCAGAACCAGTGGTGTCAGCAAAACCTGCTGCACTACTTTTCTGAGCGAAGCAAAGCGACTTGGATTGGTCAATTTGTTCGTTTCAACGATCAAATCCCTAACCAAGAGCTTTGCAAAGCTGGGTCCAGAACTGGTGCGCTTGCTACTGTTGATTTATCAGCAGCGAGTGATCGCGTCTCCTGTCACTTCGTGGGTCAACTCTTTCGGAGCAATCCGAAGGTTTTGAGAAGCCTACGAGCGTCTCGTACCCGTCTTTGCAAGCAGTTGCTGACACGTAAAGTGCCGGAGTTGTTTGCACTGAAGAAATTCAGTACGATGGGAAATGCATGTACCTTCCCAGTCGAATCGTTTGGTTTCCTTTGTATTGCGCTAGCGTGTGTTCTAACTGAACGCCGCCAGCCGATCACATTGAAGACCATCCGGTCCCTCATCGGGTCGGTGGCCGTCTTCGGGGATGACTTAGTCGTCCCCGTCGACTGTAGGGAGCTACTTGTAGAAACTCTTGAAGTACTTCACTTCAAGGTCAACGTCCACAAATCTTTCTGGGGTGCAAACTTCAGAGAGAGTTGCGGTGTTGACTCCTTTAGAGGCGTCGACGTGACGCCAGTCTATTGGAAGACCTTCTACGACGGCGGACCAGAGTCGCTAGAGAGTGTTATCGGCACAGTCAACAACCTCTACAAGAGGTGGTTGATGTGTGCTTCAGAACGACTCTCGTGGACACTACCATGCAGCCAGTTGGCGATGGTAGATACGCGATCTGGTGTCACTGGTTTCCAATCTCGGAGCGGAATCGACAACAGCCACCTGCGAAGGCGCTGGAATCGAGACCTGCAACGAGAGGAGGTTATGGTCCGACTGCTTCGGCAGAAGGTAACCAAAACCGCAACCAATGACGACACTGCATTACTTCAGTACTTCACTGAACGCCCTGAACCAACGACTCGTTGGTCCCACGGCATTATGCAGCGGCCCCAGCTGAAAAACAGGCTGGGATGGGTCTCTGTTCACTCTCTCTATGCTCAATAGAGGCAGTGGGCTACGGAGTTGACCTTAATGGGCGTCATAAGGTGG